CTTGAATCATCCAAAATTGCGCCTCAGCCTTACAGCCCTTTTCCGTTAGTAACAGCAGCTGTAGCAAGTTGGTGGTATCGCTACTGCCTTCCTGGTTCCTGCGTTCGATAAAGAAATCAAAGGAGCCGCCGCCTGTAACCAGACTTTTGACTGATTCGCCAAATTTTTGACCGAGGGCTGTGGTTTCTACATTGGGGGCTTGCAGCTCGAGCGCCCATTCCCTTAGGTCGCATTGCACCAGCCATTGCCGGCCAGCGATCATGCCGCGAGGTTGAATGTCTGCATTGCCGTATTCCTCTGTCCCAGCAACAGGTATCAGGTAAAGCGGCGCATCCTCACAAATGCTGATCAGGGTGATTTCATCCCTTGCATCTGAGAACCGGTAATCACCGATCTCTTCTGCGCAGTGAACAATCCCATTATCAAAATCCTCAGTGCCTGAGGGGGCGATGATCATATTACTGAAATCCACCCGATCTAAAGGCACCCGATCTACTGGATTGCCATTGATCGCCGCATCAGGATCAAGATAAAAAGAGATTCGATCTAGCTGATCCCTGTGAATAAAATAAGTTCCAGCGGTATCAGCTTGAGCCGTGTCATAAAAGCTATTGGCATCAGAGGTATAAAACAGATCGGCATCATCAGCAATATGAGTCCTATTCGGTCCTAGCAACCAATCCGAACCGGCATAGGTGGCCTGCCCACCGGGGCAATGGCCCATTGGTAAACCTGCATAACTGCTCAGAAATACGGCATCACCATTCCAGAAGTCTTGATTACCAAGAACAATGCTGTTGCTTTTTTGGTGCTGGGCAGAAGGCGCCACGACTGCTGCTGCCGGCGGCTCTCTTCTCAACATGAGAATCCCGCCTGAACCGAGGATTGCCATTTAGAGCGATCCGCTTACAGGGCCTGTGACTTGCAACCCAACCCCAATCGCTACAACATCGCCAACCGTGACGGAAGGAGAAATGCTTGTGAGGAATGCTTCGCAACTCAACTCTTTACCACCAGCCATATCAAGCACAAAGCTGACCGATTGCGAACTTTCACTATTGCTAAAGATCGAATTTAGAAGAGCATTTGAGGTCGTGTCCTCTGGGTCGTAAAGGATTGTGGCCTGGCCTTTAGCGCCTCGCATCCCTGGTACATAAGTACGATCCCAGCTGCCAAGACAGGAATCTTCTAATGCGGCACGATCGATCGTTAAGCTCCATTCCCTTACTTTCCCGACCCTTACGCCTTGGAACCGTAGAGCTCCATTAGCTCCAGTAACAACAGCCATTATTCAAGCCTTCCGATTAGTTCCACCGTGATTTTAGAACGGCCTGGGGATAACGTTTCCGCCTGTGGTTCGCTAGCAAACTTCCACGCGAGATAACTCGGGATTTGAACCTTTAGATCATTCCCAATACCGGCCCATGTCTCAGCTGGCAGCTCTAGCGGTAGGAAGCCCCCATAACTGTTGTGGTAACACTCAAATAAGGTTGCGCCTTGCTTATCAAAGCAGTTGTATTCAAGACTTAACGAGGCTTCAAACGCCCGATCACCATATAAACGGCTACTTGAAGCGCCATTAATAGCAGTGAATGTTTTCGTGGCGTATTTGCCAGGGTTAAGCCGGCGAGATCTGGGGCAAATAGCTGGGAATGGAATAGCCATATTTCTATTTTAGACAGGTGCAACAGTCACAGCCACAACCATTACCTCCTTTGTTTTTTTAATTTCAACCTCATCAAGCGTCACCGTGACAGAAATGATTTGCTTGCCTGGCGTGGAGAAAGTAATCTCTGAGCTTGAGGCTGTTGGGTTTGCAATCGTCGCGTTTGCCGCTTCCCATAAATAGCTATAGCTTCCATCAGGTCCATTCACTACAGCCGTAAATATTCCACTGGTTTGCGTCGTAACGGTGCCGGGGCCTAACAACGTGACAGAACTAAAGGTGGGGTTTAGCTCTATCGGTGAATCACTGTTGCCGATTGCTCCATCGATCTGCCAATTATTGTCTGCATTCCATCCTTTAGTTAATTCAGAGAACCCATTCTCATCTGTCGGGAAATGCGTTGCCTCCACTTCGATGTTGCCATCTTCATCAAACGACAGCATTTGCACTTTGTAGGTTTGGCTTGCTAAAGCTGTATCCCTAAGGCAGAACACTGAGCCCAGGTGCGCCTGTGAGCGGCCAGCACTCACGAGAATATCAACCTCTTGGATTGCATTTGTATCACCATCCCAAAGCAAAGCTGGATATAAGCCATCGGCCAAATGCTCACTGCATACGACCTCCCCTGTTTTGGTGATAATCCCATTCCTTGGCTGGTTATAAGAAAGCACTTCCATTCCTAGCTTGAACGTTTTACCGAGATCTAAGGCAGCTTGATCTGGCGTTGTTTTGAATTTCACTGAATGAGTGATTAAACGCCTAGTACGGCAAAGCCATTTTCCGTAATCAATCGCGTGAATTTCAGAGGTACAGAAATCACTGAGATCAATTTGTTCTAGTGGCGCATTATCAAGGGTGCCAGCCTCGCGGATCGTGACCTCACGCAAGACTGGGAATAATCCCTTTTTGGCTGTATCAGATGCCTGCTTTTCTTCTCGCCATTTCACGCTGACCCTTGGTGACTGGCGTTCTTGCTGATCTAAATAGGACAGCTCGAATGAATCTTCGAGAATGTTGCCTGCAGTGAATAGCCCAGTGATCGGCTCAACTTCATTGAATAATGCTGCGGGCTGTAGTGCAAATTTACCGTTCCTTATCAGTAGATCCAACAGGAAATAACCCGCGTGTTGGCCGCCCCAGGTCCTGAGGTTGATTTTATCTGAGATCCCACCATCAAAGAAATACCGCCTAGCTGCCGTCCATTCGGCAGCTGCTGCAAAGCTTTCATCATCAATCTGCAACGAACTTAGGATCTCACCTACTCCATAACGGCTATTTGTTAGCAGGTCTTTAAATACTTCAGGGAATAGATGCGTAGCCTTCAATCCTTCAGTTACATAAACGCTAAATTGATTTAACTGGCTAAATTCTGTATTGCAGCGAAGATTAACCCCGATCATTGCTAATCCTTCATATTCAGGTGCTTTAACATTTGGCGTGATCGTATTTACATAAACAACCTCATGTTCTGGTGAATCGCAACTAGCTTGCACCTCGTCATAAGGAAAGATCTCAGCTAATTTTCCCCAATCATCTACATAGCTTTCGCTATCAGATTTAGGCACCCCGATCGGGTTTGCTGAACAGGTCTGCGGCAAACGGAATGTTTCAGGCCCACGTGCTACAGCCTCGCCGGTATAAGTAATCGCAACCCCATCGCCCTGAATCGTGCGGCTTCCAGCCATCTTGCCATCTAACACTTCAAGGTCGCCGCTTGCAACGTTATGCCGGATCTCCCAACCTGATACCGGGGTAAGCTGAAATTCCCAGCGCTGCAGCGTAGGCATTTCAAACCTTAAATAGTTATAAGTTGATTGTTGCGTAATAGACCTAGTACCGAAACATTGAGGCAATAACGTAAACGCATCATCAGTACCGGCCACCCGATAACCAACCTTAAAGAATGTGTATCGCTGCTCAGGACCGCTATAGGTGCCAGATTGAACACCTTGAGTAACTAGTAAATCGCCTTTTTTAATTGTTTGCCCTGCATAAAACCAGCAAGCTCTACCATCGGTTTCGGAATAACTTAAAGCATCTTGGAAATTGCACATTCCTGACATTCTTATGCCTAACGTTGATCGCAACCCGATCTCTATGATTTGCGCTGGTCGTTGAATAACAAAGGTTGCAATCGCTACTTTAAAAATGTGGCTTATCGTTGTTCCTGCATGGTGATAAGAACCTGAATTACCGCTTGCATCTATCGCACCATTACTTGTGAAGATCACCGTTCCAGCCGAAACTACCTGGAAAGTAGCGATGATCTCCTTACCTCCACCTGGGGGGAAATTATCTGCTTCACTTATAAATACACTATCTTCTGGCGAGCGATGACTGCAAATTGCCAAGGCGCTGCCGATCTTATATTGATCGCCAATTACTAGAGCATCATCCCAGCCACGTTGCCTGCCGCTAACGGATTGGGCCATGTCCGTACATTTCTCAACTGCCGCCGGTCCTTCCGCCTGAACAGTAAAGGTGGTTCCTACATCACTACCAGCTGACAGCCGATAAGTAAGCTTGTCTCCAACTGCAACCTGAATATTTTGGCCGCTACTTGTAGCATTGCCATTGTGAGCAACTAAACCGCTTCTGCTGCTAAAAGAAGCATTTTGCTTATTCCTAGAAGCCATCGCCTGGGATTCATAGGTACACCACACGATCGCGTCGCCTTTATCGCCTTGGCTTTTTAATTGCGCAACAACATTCGGCCTAACCTGCAGCGACGGCCGCAACGCTAAATCATTACCGATCGGGCTATAAATCCCAAATTGGGTTTGGGTAGAGGGTTTGCTTACATAACAGAAATCCTTCTGCCATTCGCCATTGATACCCCGAACAGCAAATACATCAGGGCCACCGCCGTTTTCACTATTGCCATCATCAGAAGACGCTTGCCTACCTGCGATATGGTCCGCACTAACGATCCTGCCACCTTCGCGGCTTAGATAGATTGCGACCCTGCCAGCCGTATTATCGAGGCTTTGCAGGTCGTAACCTGAAATTAAGTTATCTCCAAAGGCAAATTGAGAAGCATCAATACCAGCAATTTCACCTTCACCGATTAGAAATATTGCCCTAAGCATCTGACTGCCAGATAAGCTATAAAGCTGACTCCAGAGTAAGTTTGTATTAATCCGGACGCCGCCGTAAGTAACACCTTCTACAGTCTCGCGTTTTGCATAAACTAGCGGTACAAGTGAGCCCAGCTCTACAACATTTTGCAAGCCATCAAAACCAGCCTTTGGGGCAAACCTTGTATTAGAAACGATATCC